TGTTGTCAAGTTGTAAACGCAACAATTCACGCAGTTCTTTTTTAGATGAAGTAAGAAACCTGGCTTTTGTGTAAAAGCTGTGCTCAAACTTCAAAGCGTCCCTGGAAACGTGCATGTCAAATTTGGTTGCATCCAAACCGACTGCAACTGGATTCTTAAAACGTTCCCATTTGGCTCGTAAACATTGCGCTGATTTTGCAGCGTCCATACCTTTAAACACGGTGGACTGGGTGTGGGCACCGAAACACTTATTGATGGCTTTAAAATACTTATGTTCTGAGTGTTTCAAGTACCTGGCAAGCAGTAGATTGTACTTGGGCGAACGCGGGTTGATGATTCGCGGTGCTTTGCTTACATCTTGTTTCTCGAACTTCACGAAGGATTTCAGTCTAGCGTCCTTCTGACTGAACCCATTTCTGCTCAATTCTTCATGCGCCTGTTGGTACACCTTCCGTTTGTGGGCCGGGAAAAGGTTGACAGTTTGTGTCAACGTTAAAACGGGGAGAGCAGGTAAGTGTGCCAACAATTCTTCTCTGAACTTATTAACGGCGCCGCCAAAAGCGTGAGCTCGAGGTTGCATTGCGGGAGCGTATCCATGTGGGTATTTGCAAAGGAAATATCGTTCTATAAAAGCGCGCTCGACCGCATTCACATTGTTGTTATAAACGCCAAGGTTGTGTTTGGCGCCAAGACCAGGTAACATGTGAAAAATCCTGGACTTGCTCGGCAGTCCGTTGCGGTGTGCTGACAACCTACCTCTACAGTGGCGGAGTTGATCCCTCAAACGCGGGTCCACTTCTGTGTTGGTACCACACACCGGAACCGGACGTCCTCACCAGCTAGCTCCACTCTCCCCCCACACAAAGTGGGATAGGAGGGTAAGCCAACGCGGTAGACGTCGGATGGAACGGGTACAGCTATCGAAGCACTCTTCATTGAAATAACGATCGATCACCAGTTCTCTGGAGCTCAACGAGCATCAATCGTACATCACGTGCGCGACAGATTCGTCTGTATTCACGTTCCGCTACAATACGGTTATCACGGTTGTCTTCCTGTCG